GCATGCTATTCCGTATTCATTCAAGACATTGAAACGCCGGAACTCACCGCCGAGAATCAAGCAAAGTTAATTGGAGAGCGACTAGAGCCGGGAGGAATTGAGATATTGCCACCAGGAAAAACAATTTCGTTTGCCAATCCTCCTGGGGTGCAAAACTTTCAAGAATATACGAGCTCGGTTTTAAGATCCATTTCCTCCGGACTAGGCGTGACATACGAAGCGTTAACGAATGACTATTCTCAAGTAAATTTTTCATCGGGTCGCATGGGATGGCTAGAGTTTCAAAGAAACGTGGACGCTTGGCGATGGCTTCTTCTGGTTCCGCAATTTTGTAAGCCAGGCTTTCAGTGGTTTTTAGAATCAGCAAGCCTTGTAGGAGCATCGGCCCAAGGTGTCACGGCGAAGTGGACAGCCCCAAGGAGAGAAATGATTGACCCCGTAAGCGAGGTTAACGCCCTTAATCAAGCGGTAAGGTCAGGCTTTGTTACCTTGAGTGAAGCCATCCGACAGTCTGGCTCAGACCCCGAAGATCACTTGAACGAAATTCAATCGGACAATGCGAAGCTTGATGAAAAAGGAATTTTACTTGATTGCGATCCAAGAGCGATGACCAAGGCTGGATTTAATCAGGACGTTTTCGAGAAAGATGCGGCGTCAAACCCAGCGGTGGTTTAAAAGTCGCAGATGTCTGATAGACGGCCTATCGCTTTATGCCTTAAACTTGACACTGACCGGGGTGTGGCCGAAACTTGGCAAAGGAAATAATGAGCGGGGTGGGTAAGAAAATTTTTGATATTCCAACAATGCTTCGAGAGGCATCGGTTGTGCCAAGCTCATTCGATGAAAAATCTCGGACTGCAGAAGTTATTTTTTCTACGGGTTCTCGTGTTCTCCGAGGTGGGTTTTTTACAGAGCCCTACTGGGAAGAGCTTTCGATGGAAGTCAAGTCGGTTAGAATGGATCGCTTAAATGGTGGCGCTCCGCTTCTCAATAATCATAATGCAGATTCCCTTGCCGACGTCATCGGCGTGATTGAATCGGCTACGGTTGACGGTATCAGGGGAATTGCAAGGATTCGTTTTTCAGAAAGAGAAGACGTTCGGCCCATTGTGAAAGACGTTCAAGACGGCATCATCAGAAACATTTCCGTTGGCTACCAAGTTTTTGAATACGAAGAGGTTTCCAAAAAAGAATCGTCTGGGATTGTTGGATCTAAGGATGGCGACGAAGAGGACGGCTATCGAACATTTCGCGCGGTTGATTGGGAGCCGATGGAAATAAGTTTAGTTGGGATTCCGGCAGACGCCGGAGCTCAGGTAAGGCAGGAAGCCTTGAAGACAAATAAATGTCGTGTGAAATTCAACGGAATTGGATTGGAGATAGAAGGAATGAAGGCGAAAAAAAATCGTCAGATTGAAGCTCAACTAAAAAGCGTTTCGGAAGAAGCGCCTATAGCTACCGAAACCCTCGAAACAGAGGGTGTTACTACGGAAGCGGAGCTTCCCGAAACTGACGAAACAAAAACCGAAGCCATTGCGACTGAGACGGCTGAGGCAGCCATAGAAACGACTGGGACGGCTGAGGAATTTCAAGCCAAGGCTGAAATGAACGCCGACGCCGAGCTTAAGCGGGTTATTGAAATTTTAAAAGTTGTAGAAGATTCTAAGCTAGACCGTTCGCTTGCTAAAGAATGGGTAGAAGCAAAAATTTCAATTGATAGGGTAAGAGATTTAGCAATTGACGAATTAAAAAAGAGGGACCAAGAGGTCCATACTCGAAACGTAAAAGTAACTTTGGGGGATTCAATGCAAACTGAAAAACGAATAAGTGCGGCAGAGAACGCAATTTGTCATCGACTTGATAGCACGCGCTTTAAGCTCAGCGACGACGGAATGAACTTTCGAAATATGAGCGCAATCGAGCTTTGCAAAGACTTCCTAGAAGTGGGTGGAATTTCGACTCGCAATATGCCGAAAATGGAAATAGCGAAACGTGCTTTGCACGATTCCGCAGACTTTCCTCTCTTGCTTGCGAATGTAGCGAATAAATTTTTGAAGGACGCCTACCAAGCCGCCCCTCAAACATTTATGCCGTTCACGAAAATGGTTCAACTGGCAGATTTCAAGGAACGCAAAGTGGTTCAACTTGGAAACGCCCCAGCTCTTGAAAAAGTTCTTGAGAACGGAGAATTTAAACGCGGAACTATTTCGGAAGCTCAGGAGAAATATTCTCTTGATACTTACGGAAAAGTTTTGGGAATGAGCCGACAAATGATCGTGAACGACGACCTTTCGTCGCTTAGCAGAATCCCCGCTTTGTTCGGACGACGAGCTCGTGATCTTGAATCTAATTTGGTTTGGGGCATTATCACAGCCAACGCCGCAATGGGCGATGGAATCGCGCTCTTTCACGCTTCTCATGGAAATCTTTCCGCTTCTTCGGATGCAATTTCGGTTGCTTCGATTGGTGCCGGACGCGCTTCGATGCGAAAGCAAATTGATTTGGACGGGGAGTTAATCAACTTAGCGCCCGAGTTCTTGGTTGTGCCAGCTTCTAAAGAAACTTTGGCCGACCAATTCGTTTCAAGCATCACGCCGACCCAAGGGTCCGAAGTGAATCCTTTTGCTAATCGGCTTAAGGTGCTTTCAGAACCAAGACTTGATGCTTCGAGCTTAGTTTCCTGGTATTTGTTCACAGGAGTTATGGCGGTCGACATGGTCGAGTTAGCGCATCTTCAAGGTGAGTCCGGACCTGTCATTGAAACCAGAGTTGGTTTTGATGTCGACGGAATGGAAATCAAGGCCCGCATGGACGTTGCCGCAAAAGCAATCGACTGGCGCGGTATGTACAAGAATCCAGGCGCTTAATTTAAAATTTAGACAGAGAAAGGTACTTTAAAAATGAAAAACTTTATTCAGGCAGGCGAAGCCCTAGAACTAACGGCCCCAGCTGGTGGCGTGGTCGCTGGCAAGGCCTATGCCATTGGTGTTTTAATTGTAGTTGCTCAGGCAGCGGCCGCCGTAGGTGTAAAATTCATTGGCTCCACGGGTGGAGTCTATGAGCTTTCAAAAACTGCGGCTCAGGCTTACACCGAAGGACAACAACTCTATTTAATTGTTGCGACTTCTGTGGTGACCTCAACGGCGGGCGCAAACCTTCCTTGTGGTGTGGCAGTGGTGGCGGCTCTTGCGGCTGATACAACGGCAAAAGTTTTGCTTTCGTCGTCTATTCAGGGCGCTTAATTAAGCTTTTAGTTTGATCAGGGGCCCGACGCAGTTATGCGCCGGGCCTTTGTTTTTTAAAGATGGGAAGCTTCAAGGACAAAGTTCACGACCTTCTGGGAATAGCCATACCGACATTTGGCGAGGCCGTTACCTATCGCCCAAAAACGGGTGGGTCCTTTCAGATTCAAGCCGTCTTTGATAATGAGTGGCAAGAGGTCGATCCGAACTCAAATGTCGTCGTTAGTTCAAACACTCCTAGGCTTGGCATAAGACTTCGGGACTTTCCATCAAAGCCGATTCAGGGAGATTGCCTTGTCGCCGAAGGAAAAACTTACCAGGTGGTAGACGTTCAAGAGGACGGCCAGGGTGGCGCTAGTCTATTCCTTCACAAGGCGGAGATATTTTGATGCTTCACCCACGAACCCTGATTCGAAAGGCGGTGATTGATATTCTGAAGGGAAAGACGCTGGCCGGGGACATGGTTTTTTCAAATAGATCGATCCCGGCAACTGAGGAAAATTTGCCCATAGTTCACGTTTTTACGCTGTCAGAGGACATTGACGAGTATTCGCAGGCCCCTAGAGCCCTAGCGCGGGCGCTTAGCCTGGTGGTTGAGGTGATAGCTAGAGGCACCAAAGACGCCCCTCTTGAGGATTGCCTAGACGAAATATCAATGCAGATCGAGCAGACACTCTCTCTCGATGACACGCTTAATAGGACGTGTGACGATTGCATATTAAGCTCCGTTTCTTTTGAGACCGTTGATGATGGGGCGCTCCCGATTGGGTCTTGCCGCCTAACTTTCACGGTTAAGTACGTAACCGATATGCCGAATTCGGTAGAAGATCAGGCTGTTAATTTGAGAGAACTGAAGACCGTAGGGGCGTCATGGAATATTGACACGAATAACGATCAAGACGATCCTGACGGAGTGTTAGAAGAGGCCAAAGATACGATTATACTTCCGCAAGTGTGATGCTAGAATCTTTAAGAGGGGCAAGGGGTACAATGGAAATTAAACTTAAACCTAGCAAATCAGGACTTATCGTTCGTGATCCAGTTTCTAAAAAAACGCTGGCTGACGAAGGCGAAGTCAAACAATTAAGTTCGTTTTGGCAAAGACGCATTAACGACGGCGACGTTGTTGTGGTTGGAGAAAGCAAATCCGAGCCGAAAAAAGAAATTAAGAAAGATTGAGGGGATAATTCATGAGCATTAGTTTTAACGGGATTCCGACTTCACTTAGGGTCCCATTTGTTTACGTTGAATTTGACAATTCAAAAGCACAACAGGGCCCATCTATTCAACCCTACAAGGCGTTAGTGATAGGTCAGAAACTTTCTACGGGTACCAAGGCCGAGCTTTCCATCGATCAGGTTACGACTTTTGATCAAGCGAAGAGTTATTTCGGGGCTGGCTCCTTGATCTCTCATCAGCTCAAATCTTTTTTCGCAAATAATAAAATTACGCAATGCTATGCAATGTCTCAAGACGACAATGGATCAGGTGTCGCTGCTACTGGGAGCATCACCTTTGGGGGAACTCCTACACAGGCGGGAGCAATCAATCTTTATGTCGCCGGTAGAAAATATTCAGTAGCCGTAACGGTTGGACAGTCAGCCGCTTCAATCGCATCAGCTGTGAACGCCGAAATTGGACTTGATGCTGACCGATATATAACTTCAGTAGTAGGCTCTCCTGCAGAAAAATTAGATTTTACTGCACGCAATAAAGGGGAGGCCGGAAACAAGATCAACGTTAGACACTCACACTTTGAAGGCGAGGCCCTACCTGTTGGAAGCACCGCGACGATTGTAGCGATGGCATCGGGCGCTACTAACCCGCTGATTTCTCTCGTCATCGCCGCTCTTGATGAAACACAATATAACTTGATCGTGATGCCGTATCTCGACGCAACCAATTTGACCGCTCTCGAAACAGAGCTTGCAGATCGCTTTGGTCCGCTTCGACAAAATGACGGCGTGGCCATTTCAGCAGACCGAGCAGCTCTCGGAACTATTGCCGCGCTTGGAAATTCGAGAAATTCCCCTCACCTTTCGATTTTAGATGCAGCGGGCCCTAGTCACCCGGTTGAGTGGTCGTCTGCAGCTGCGGCTCAGATTGCTTTGTCTGCCCAACAAGATCCTGCGCGTCCGGTACAAACACTTCCTTTAAATGGAATTGTTTCTCCGAACAAACTAGAGAGACGCTTACTAAGCGAAAATAATTCTTTGCTTTACGACGGCATCGCAACACATTCTGTCGATAGCGGCGGCGTCGTTCGTATTCAAAGACAAATAACGACCTACAAAACAAACGCTTTTAGCGCCGCCGATACAAGCCTTTTAGAAGTTGAAACGCTGCTTACGCTTTCATATCTTCGTTACAGTTTTAGAAACATTATGCTTAATCGGTATTCGCGCCACAAACTCGCAAACGACGGAACTCGATTCGGGACAGGTCAAAAAATATTGACCCCTCTCGGAGGCCGGGCCGAAGCTATTAATATTTTCAGAGGTTGGGAAGAGCTAGGATTGGTAGAGGGTTTCGAGCAATTCAAACGAGATTTAATTGTCGAAAGAAACGCTCAAGACCCAAACCGCCTTGACTTCCTGCTGCCACCCGACCTTGTGAACCAGCTTCGAGTGGTGGGCGCTCAGATCCAATTTTTACTGTAAGAGGGGATGAATAGTGGCAAATAGACGAATCGGTGGGCTGATTGAATTCAAAGTAAACGGGCAGATTTTTTCCGCGAAAGGATCTTTCTCTTACAACTTGGGGGAACCCAAGAGAGAAATGATTGTTGGCTCGGATGGAATACACGGCTACAAGGAACTTCCTCAAGTCGCAATGATCGAAGGCGTGGTCACTGACAATAGTGATCTTAATCTTCGGGCACTTGTCTTGACGAAGGATTCCACAATCACTTTGAAATTAGCCAACGATAAAATGATAACTCTTAAAGATGCCATCTTCACGGCTGACGGAAACGTCACAACTGAAGAGGGCGAAATCGAATGTCGATTTGAAGGCTTTACCTCTGACGAAGCGTCTTAAGTTTTTAAATTTCTCTAGGATGGAGTGAGTGTGGAAAATAAAAAATTAGTGGTTTCTATTTCTAAAGCCGATGTTGATCCCAAGGCTTTCGATCCAATTACAAACGAAGACGGATCAGTGACCCTTAAGCTCCGCTATGCTTTTGAAAGCGTAGAGGGTGGGGCCGTTAAGGAGCTGACGTTCAAAAGAGTCAAAGCAAAGCATCTAAAAAAGCTTGGGTCTCAACCAACGTTCGAGCAGCTGCTAGACATCGCGGGCTCTATTTCAGCAACCATGACCGTCGACATGGATAAGGTAGACGCCGTTGATGCGCTTTCCATTGCGGAAGTAGTTGGAAATTTTTTAGATCGTGGCCGAGAAACTGGGACGAGTGTTTAGGTAGTCTAGCGGGGGTTTTTCACTGGCCGCCTTCAGAGCTTCTCGACCTCGACGCTGACGATGTAGACTTTTGGTTGAAGCGAGCGGAGGAGTTTTTGAAGCGTGGCGAAAGGCGTACCAGTTAACCTAAATATAACGGCTCTAGACAGAGCCTCGGGCCCGCTTAAAAAAGTTCAAGCATCAGTTGGCAATTTAGGGAAAGAAGTTGGTCGTGTTGAAGCCGCCTTTAAGGGTGTCGATATTGCTCAGCGAAAGCTCGGCGCAAGTTTAGAAAAAACAGGTAAAAAAATAAGAGGCTTCGGGACGGCATGGTCGCTCGGCGTGACCGCGCCCATCACTGCTGGTGCTACGGTTGGCATCATGGAGCTTGCCAAGCAAGAAGACGCATTTATTGGACTTAAAGCGGAGATGGATAAGGCCTCTTTCGGGGCTGGAAACTTTGAGGCTGGTTTCCGAGGGGTTCAAAAAGCGCTGACAGCCATGTCTCTTGAGAGCGCGTTTCCTGTTCAAGAATTAGTTGCCGCCTTTGACGATGCGGTTGATTCAACTGGAAATGCTACTGATGGGATGCTTCGGCTTAGAGCGGCTACAGACCTAGCGGGCGCGCAGCACGTGGGTTTAGTTGAGACACAAAAAACTTTAAATTCCGTCATGAGCTCATTTAGGATTCCTGCGGATCAAGCCGCTTTCGCCGCCGGACAATTAAATAAAATCATGCAGGATTCTGGTCTTACGATGGAAGCGATGGGCCTCACGCTTGCCAAGATAGCGCCGCAAGCTTCTGAAATGGGCGTGGGCATGGATCAGATCGGCGCAATCCTTCAAGTTGCGAAGTTGAGTGGTATTGAAGCCGCCGACGCCATGGCTGGCATCGAGGCAATCATGTCTCAGATGGGAAAGAAGACTAGCCCAAGAATGGCAGCTGAAGCCAAGCGCCTTGGTATAGCCTTTGGATCGAACACTCTCGTTAGCAAGGGACTAGTTGGGGTCATTCAAGAGCTAGATCAAGCGCAGGGCGCCAATAGAAAATCGGCGGAGCTTCTCTTCAAGGGCGCGCCCGCACAGATTCTAATTAAGAAAATTTTGGCAGGAAAAACCCAGGCTCTCACAGATGCCATGAAGGCGCTAAGATCAGAGGAGCTTCTAAGTGCTAACGTGACGGCGGCTCTCGCCGAAAGACACAAGAGTCTAAATCACGCAGGAGCGGCGACCTTGAACACGTTTAAAATAATGATGGCCCAGGTTTTTGAACCCCTGAAGCCGACACTTATTAAGCTGGCCGAAAGTTTTGGAAGCCTAGCTAAATTTTTTCAAGAGCACCCCGCAATGGCCAGAACGGTTGGAATTTTCGCGCTCTTTCTAGCGGCTCTTGGCCCGATAGTTGTCATTTTGGGTCAGCTTATTTTAAGCATCGGACAGATCGTCATCGTTTTTTCTAAATGGGGTTTGATCGTCCAGTCGTTAGGCAGGGGAGTTCAATTCGTAACCACAGCTTTCACCGGATTCTGGGGGATCTTAGTCAGAATTGGTGCGGCTCTTATTGCCCCAATTGCCGCGCTTCAGACGATGGCTACGGCCATAGTTTCGCTTGGTGTTTTATTTACTGGTGCCGTAATTGTGGCTGGAATTTTCGCGTGGGTCTCGGCCATTAAAACCCTTTGGACACGGTGGTCAGAAGTTTTACAAATCATCAAGGATGTTTTTTCAACAGTCTTTGGTGGGATCGCCGAGTTTTTAGCTAGCATCACAATGGGCGTAGACGGCGTTTCCAGATGGGCCACAGCATGGGGTGGGCTCGCAAGTGTTCTCTCTTCAGTTTGGTCAGTCCTACGGGCTATTGTGGGAACGGCGACGGAGGCCGTAAAAATTATCGGGGACGTTACCGGGATTAGTAGTTTTTTTGGTGGCAGTGAAAATACCGCTGCGCCCTCGTCCGCACCTGCATCAATTCCAAACGATGCGGCTTCCAGGGTCGCCGAAAATAATCAAAGAAACGTTTCTACTACGAATAACGCCTCCGTTTCTGTTGATTTAAGAAACCTACCGAAGGGTAGCAAGGTCTCTTCCGAAGGTGGGGAGGGGCCCTTCAAACTTAGCCTTGGATTTGCGGGGCAATACTAATGCCGAGTGTATGGACTAATCAGTTACGTCAAGCGAGCTTCAGGGGCGTAAAATTTTTTATTGAATCGCATGAGTTTGGATTCGGACGCAGATCTCAGCTGCACGAATTTCCTGACAGAGACAAACCCTTTGCCGAGGACCTTGGGAGGTCCGCAAATAAATTTTCAATCGAAGGCCACATCCTTGGTGACGATTATTTTACGAACAGAAACGCCTTTATAGCAGCATGTGAAGAGGTGGGGCCCGGAGAGCTCATTCATCCCTATCTAGGATCTAAATTTGTTCAGGTCTCTTCCGTGTCTCTCAAAGAAGATACGAAGCAAGGGCGCATTTGCACGTTCACCGCAGAGTTTCAAGAGGCCGGAGAGGCTCAGTTTCCTGCGGCCACCGAAGACTCGGTTGGGTCAATCCTTGCAACTGGAGACGGGCTCAAAAAGGCGAACAGAGATAGTTTTGTAAAGGGCTTCGATATTTTTGGGCTTCCACAAAAGTCTATTGATAGTTTGAAGTCTCGCTTGAGAGCCTTTACAAAAAGTGTAGACGATGCGACTAAACCGCTTTCAGACACCGAAAGCTTTCTGGACAAGCTCAGACGCGATAAAAAAAGATTTGACAGAGACATTGACAGCCTGATGTCAAGGCCTGGTGATTTGTGGGACCGCATGTCTTCTCTGGTTGATTCCCTTGTGGGAACGGGCGGGACAAGCAAGCCCGCCCGCGTGACCGCGACCAGGCCCCTTGTGGGCTTTGCTAGGCCCGGCAGATTATCAGCCCCGCCCGCCGTCACTACGCCGACACCAAAAACACCGTCAAGCGAGCAGGCAAAAAAGAATGAAGATCTAATTCACGGTGTGGTCAGACAAGAGGCCATTAGAAATATTGTTGCCGACGAAACGCAGGTTGATTTCGCATCTGTGAATGATGCGATAGAAGAGCGCGCAATTCTGATTAAAGAAATAAACTTGATTCAAGTAGAAACTTCCAACGACGAAATCTATCAGGCGCTTCAAGACACAAAGGCAATTCTTGTAAAGACGATGCCGAATGAACAGGATGTTTTGCCCGTTATTCAAACGGTTCAAAACCGTCAGACGGTTCCGGCGATTGTCATGGCGTATGATCTCTTTGAGGATTCTCGGAAAGAATCCGACATCGTTAATAGAAACAATATTCGTCACCCCGGATTTGTTTCTGGCGGAATCGATCTTGAGGTTTTAAGTGCCTAAGCTGGTTTTAGAAAAAGGATTGTCGATAGACGATGCGGTAACGGTGAAGGTGGGCGGCTTTGAATTTGATGGCTGGAAAACGGTTCAACTAGAAAGTTATTTGAACGCGATTTCACAATCCTTTCAACTCGAAGTATTGGACCGATGGAGACAGACCAAGGATTCTTGGCCGCTTAGACCTGGAAACAAAGTGGAAGTTTCGGTAGGAGAAACTCTTTTAATCACCGGCTACATAGACAAGCTAGACGTGAACGCCACCGGAACCTCTAGGCAGTTTCAAATCACCGGAAGAACTAAGACCGGCGATCTCGTAGATTGCACGCCAAACCTTGGCCATTACGAATTCAACAATCTGACCCTTGATAGGATTGCCTCACAGTTTGCGAAGCCTTTTGGAATTTCAGTCAGTAAAAAAACAGACGTCGGAGCTGCTTTTAGTAAGCTTGTCCTTGGTCCCAGTGATTCAGCCTGGGAATTTTTAGAAAAACTTTGCGCTTTTAGGGGTGTTCTTTTGGTGCCCACTCCTGAGGGCAATTTAGAAATCATCAAGCCGGGCTCTACCAGAGCCAAATCTGACATAGTACAAGGAATAAACATGCTTTCCGTATCGGCTAGTTTTGATAATTCTCAGCGATTTTCAGAATATACGATGCTTGCCCAAACGTACGGAACAGAAGAGAACAACGGCAAAAATGTTTCTCAGGTCCTTGGAACGGTCTCTGATCCTGGGATTTCCCGATATCGACCCCTGACTCTTGTCGTAGAGGCCGAGGGAACTAATCAATCGGCTTCTACCAGGGCGCTTTGGGAGGCTACAAGCAGAAACGCCAGGTCCGCAAAAGTGACTTGCAGTGTTCAGGGATGGGTCAGACAGGACAAAAGCCTTTGGAAGATCAACGAAATTGTAAGGATCGAAGCCCCGCTTGCGGGTATCAAATCAGATTTTCTCATTGAGGGCGTGATTTTTAAGAAAGACGGTGGCGGCACGACTACCGAGATTCACGGTGTGAGGCCCGATGCATACGCTTCTAGGGGCTCACTTGATGGCTCTCTTGACCCCGTAAAGAAACTCGGGGTCGACCAGTGACGGGCCATGAGCTTTTAGATTTTTTCAATCGGGCGATCAGGCCCCTAAAAACCAGAGTTATGATGTCTCTCGGTCGCGCCGTTGTTCGGGCCATCGAAGACGACAAAAACATGCAGACGATGACGGTTGAAGTTCTTAAAAACGAAGTTCTTTCTAAGGTTGAGAGGTTTCAAAATTACGGGTTTACGAGCCACCCCTTTGAGGATGCAGAAGCTGCGGTGATTTTCCCACAAGGGAGCCGAGAGCATGGAATCATTATCGCCGTAGATGATAGACGATATCGTCTTAAGGGTTTGGCGAAGGGCGAAGCCGCCATTTATACGGACGAGGGGGACAAAATAGTTTTAAAAAGGGGGCGGGAAATTGAATTGACCACGCTGAAACTAACTATAAACGCCACTAACGACACCGTGATAAACTCGCTTCGTATGACGGTGAACGCTAGTCAAAAAATTGATTTCAATACTCCGATAGCGACATTTTCAACTGACGTAGAAATCAACGGTAAAGTTCATGTGGATCAAACGGTTAAGGCTGACGGAAACATTGAATCCCTTTCTACGGTTATCGGGACGGTCAACGTTTCGACTCCGGCAACGGGGGGGATAAGCCTTACTGGGATCAAGTCTGCTTACAACACGCATACCCACAACGAAAATGACAATGCACCAAGCCCAACTAATGGACCTAACCAAGCCATATGAGCATCAGGCGTGACATAGGTTTATTTATTCCAAACGGCTATACGTTCTTTGACCTTATCGTCGAGCAGGACGATTTTCTAACAGACCTCGGGCTTGAAACGGCTATTGCGATTTCACTTTTTTCTGACCAAAGAATCACCCTACAAGAGATCCCAGACGGAGAAGTCACCCGAAAGGGTTGGTGGGGAGACATGTTTCCTACAGCAGAGGGCGACAAGATAGGCTCTAAACTTTGGATCTACCGACGCCGAAAGCGAACGAATGAAACGAGGCTTGCCATCATTCAAGCCGCAAAAGATTCTTTAGCCTGGCTGATTGAAGACGGCGTTGCAAAATCAGTCGTCGTTAATGGGGAGTTTTTTGGAGAAAATGCCCTTGGTCAAATTGGATTGACCATAGACATTGAAAGATCGAACGGCCCCGCTGCTAAATACAGCGTTATCTGGGATAGCCAGGGTGTGAGGAGAGCTTAGATATGCCTTTTACAAGACCGACATTAGATCAAATTATTGATCGAACAGAGGGGGACATCAAGGCGGAGCTTGGTTTAACAACTGTTCTTAGAAGGTCCTTCGTCGCTGTTATAGCGAGAGCGATCTCGGGCGCAAGCCATTCGCTTCATGGCCACCTTGGTTTTATTTCTACGCAGGTCTTTCCAGATACCGCCGAGACAGAATTCCTGGAGAGATGGGGCAATATTTGGGGCGTGGAAAGGAAAGAGGCGGTCTTTGCTAATCTTTCGGTGGAATTTTCAGGTACCGAAGGAACTCTTATTCCCGCCGCGACCGGACTTCAAAGATCCGATGGCGTTGAATATGTTACCGACTCAGCCGCAAACGTTACAACATCAGTACCGGGAGTGGCGGAGGTCTACAGCTTTCAAACCGTACAAGCTCTGGCCGCCTTAGATGGTAAATATTTTATCGTGGGAGATGCTGACGGCACCGTGGCTTTTTGGTTTGACCTTGATGCGAACGGAACCGTAGAGCCCGCTCATGGGGCGGACAGGTCTATTGAAATTGATACGATATTTACAAACGAAGCGTCGACTATTGTTGCTACCAAAGTGGCGGCCGCGATTTTGGCAGATCCGGAATTTTCGGCTACAGCCCTTTCGAGCGTGGTTACGGTTACGAATACTTTTACAGGGGCCAGGGACGACATCATCGCGGGAACATCTACTTTCACGTTGCTAACAATCCTCGCTCAGGGAGTGGATGCCGTCGTAGGTGGAACTGTTGCAATTCCAGTCACTTGCGAGGTTTCAGGAGACACCGGAAATCATAATTTTGGAGAAGCCCTTAGCCTGACTTCCCCCATTATCGGCGTGAACTCTGAGACCGAGGTGATTTCTACTATCGAGGCAGGCGAAGATATTGAAACGGATGATCTATACCGAGAGCGAATCTTGCAAAGGATTCAACAGCCACCGCAAGGCGGCTCGGCTACCGACTATATTTCCGAAAGTTTAAAGATCTCGGGCGTCACCCGGGCCTGGGTTTTTCCACTTAACCTCGGGCCCGGAACTGTTGGTTTAACCTTCGTGCAAGACAATGAGGTATCGATTATTCCTTTAGCCCCGAAGGTGGCTGAAGTGCAAGCCGCCATAGATGCGTTTAAGCCCGTGACCGCAGACGCGACCGTCTTCTCCCCTGCGACCTTTACAGTCAACATGACGATTGCGATCAAGCCTAACTCTCAAACCGTGAGAGACGAAATTCAGGCGCAACTAGAAGAGATTTTTTTCAACGAAGCTAATCCGAACGGAGCCTATGAGGACGCTACTACTAACTTTACTGGGAAAATTCTGCTTTCACATATCAACGAAGCGATATCTAGGGCGGCAGGTGAAGAGGATCATAACTTAATTAGTCCGATAGCAGACGTTACGCCAGGCGCAAATGAGCTAGCAGTTTTGGGAGTTATCACTTGGCAGACGCTAATATAATTGAACGCTATCGAAGGCTGATTCTTAACCTTCTACCCGAGGGTTTCGCATGGCTTAAAGAGGACGGATCTATGCTAGATCGGCTCTCTGTTGCCGTAGCCGACGAGCTTGCAAGAATTGACGAGCGAGCCGCTCGGCTTATCGAAGAGGCCGACCCAAGAACTACGGTTGAGTTGCTTTTTGAATGGGAGCGCGTCACGGGGCTTCCCGATGAATGCTCCCCAGATAATCAAACGGAAACAGAGCGTAGAAACCAAGTGGTGCAAAAAATATCATCCATAGGCGGGCAAAGCCCCGCTTATTTGGAGGCGGTTGCGGCAAGCCTTGGCTTCTCGGGCGTAGAGGTCAACGAGACATTCCCGTTTAGAGTCGGAAGGAGTCGGGTAGGTCAACCCATCTACGGAATCAGTTGGATTCACTGGTTCATTGTTTCGGCCCCGGCTACACTTTCAATATTGTTTAGGGCGGGTCAGGGACGCGTAGGCGAACCCTTGGCGTTGTATGGAAACGAAGCTTTAGAGTGTACGATTGCTAAACTAAAGCCAGCGCACACGGATGTTTTGTTCTCGTTCCCGCCATGATAATTTTTTGGAAGCGAGGGGTAAAATATGAAGAGAACTACTGCAGCAGGAAATGCCGCTAACCTATACACCGAGGGAAACCCTTCTCTATCGATACCGGCTACCGTGGTTGGGGCTTCCGAAATGAACAACATTCAAGAAGAACTCGCGGTAGCAATCGAAGCCGCTGGAATCGTTTTGAATGGTGCCGTTTTCACACAACTTCGTGATGCAATTTTAGCTCTTATCGGGGTTGGTGGATCTCAAACCCTGTTCACCGTTCCAAATAATCAGGCGAGCGTATTGAGTGTAACCAATCTTTTATTCAATTCCGCAACAGATCGCGGCGCTCAAATTCAGTATCACATTCTCCGGGAAACAACGACCACCACCCGATACGAAACAGGCGTTTTACTTGTCACCTATAAGCCCGCGACAACGGCTTGGGACGTTGTAAATATACTTTCAGGATTCGACGACGCCGAAGTGGATTTCACAATTACTTCTGGCGGTCAGATTCAACTCGTTTCAGACAACCAAGGCGGCGCTTCGTATGTAGGAGCTCTCAGATTCACCAAAACAGTATTTAAGACCACCCCATAGTAAGGAATTTAGAAGCGATGAATAATTTGAAAAAAGCTTTTTTAATTGTAGCCGCGACCATGACCTTGACCGTCACCCTTCAATTGATCGCTGGAAAAATTGAAGACGACCTAGTGAAGATTGGTAAGCCATCGGCGGCGACCTCTAAGGTTTTAGAATTTGATACAAACGACGGGGCGAACAATGCAAAAATCACTGTCGACGATGCGGGCCATGATTTCAGTTTCGACAAGTCAAATAACCTGACCTTCGGGGATGGCTCAGCGGCAAACCAAAACTTTATTTTAAACAAAGGCGTCGGCGCTTCAAATCCCAAGATTAGGTGGAACGAATCCCTTTCAAAACTTCAGTGGGCCGACGATGGTCTTACATATACAAACCTATCAGACGGACTAACGGCCAAAGACGTTCCTCTTAAGGTTGGCTTGTTTAGTGACTTCTCCGTATTGACTCACGGAACTGGTGGCCTGAGCCTTAGAACCTCCCTGTCAAATACTCCTTCACCGAGCTTCCCTGTAAAATTTATTCTGCCAAGAAACGGAACCTCGATGGCCGCAATAGAATTGAAATTAACTTCTGATATCAATTTTGACAATTCGGGTACGCCCGATTGGGTGGGAGCGTATCATACGACTGCGGGCCTTGTGTGGGCAGACGGGCGGGAATTTGTTCTGTCAGCATGCAATAAAGACAATACCGATGCGGGCCTATTTTTTATTATCGCTGATAGAAATCATTTGTTAACGCCTGCTTCCGGAAACGACATCGGATATTTTGAAACGACTCCCGTCAATGCGGGCTCTTCAAAACAGGTTTTTGTTATGCGGGCTGGAATCGTCCCGGCAGACTTTATAAACAAAGAATGCATACCGGTAGCACATTTAACGGCTACGAAAAACGCGAGTAACGTGTGGACCATATCTGACACAACCAGCCCTAACTATTTTCCAGTTAATATAAATAACCGCATGATGCAACTTGTTGCGGGCCACAACGGATCAAATGCGAGCTCGTTTTTGTGGGGCGCGGGCGCTCCCGATTGGGCGACATTTTCAACAAGCTGCGGCTCTTCCGGGCTTACGTATGGTTTGAAAATTGATTCAGGCGAAGCGCGCTATAAATTTTCTACGACTACTTGCGGCGCTCCAACTAACGGATTAAACGGGAACCCATTACAAGTTCACCTACCGTTTAAAACGAGCGTGAATAGTACATTTTACGATGCGCAAGTTCCCATTCCATGCGGAGGGTATAGAGCCACAGGCGCAAGCCCAACTTCGGGAACTCTTTATTGCATTTTTTTACCAGGCCTACATTATGTTCAACTCTACGTAAACACGAGCGGCCCAACGCCCCTAGATAATAACGATTTCTCGGGCGCTACTGACGATTTTTGGTTTGAAGTTAATTATTTGATCGATACGGCGCTTTAAAATGGACGAGTGGGTAAAGCTTTTCGCCCAAGCCGGAATCTCTGTAGTAGTCATGGGCTCTATTGCCTGGGCCTTTAAATATTGGATCGAGGGCGTTAACAAAAAGCTAGACGAGCTTCTGAGATCCGTTCACGTGATAGAACTAAAAGACGCTAATCAGGCCGGATCTTCTAATACGCGCTTTGCTTTGGTTGAGACGAAAGTGTCTGACATGGCCGAAAGAATTGCAAAAACGGAATCTTCTACTAACCGCATGTGGAATGTTTTACAGGGGACAGAAATTAAAAGGGGTGTGAAAGATGATTGAGGGAGCATTAAAATCAGGTTGGAAATCTTCTGAATTTTGGTTGACCATAGCGGCTTGGATTGTCGGACTTCTTTTAGATAGTGGCCTTCTGGGTCAAGGGCTTGCAACAAAGGGGCTTGGCATGGTCGCGGCTTCTTTGGCGACGATGGGCTATCAATACACCAGAGGAAAATTAAAAGAAGTGGTCGAGTCTGGAAAGCCAGGTTTTAAAACGTCTGAATTTTGGTTGACCATAGCGGCTTGGATTGTCGGAAGCCTTATTGATTCCGGATTTCTCGTAGACGGAAGCCCCGCCTTGAATGGAATCGGGATGCTGTCTGCGGCAATGACTCAAATGGGTTACTCTTACGCGCGGGTGAAGGCTAAACTGCCCGCCTCAGAAGTTTAATGAAGTGGCCATCAGCTATTATACTTGGTTTGGTCCTCGTCGGTTGTGCCCAAAAAGCAAAAATCATCGATACCAAGCCGCCCGCAAAAGAAGGTCCTGAGCTTACAGTTTTTTTTTCGGGTTGCGGGTTAATTTCTAAAGGATATCTTTTTTGTCAGATACAGGACGAAACGGATCAGAGCCTAGAGATTAGTCTCATTTTTCCGAAAATGGATTGCGAACGCCAGTCGTGCATTGTGGTTCAAATCATTGGAAAGAAGGGGAACCTTGGACCGACCCTATCGTTGAAAAAAAATCAGACCGTTTTAAATTTAAAAGTATCTGATCTTGTGGGAAGCTTTGGCCCCTTCTCTAAGAATGATGCGGGGGAATATCCCATAGTGGCCGAAGCTTTTTATCTCGATAACGATGGAAACGAAAAAGTGCTTCGAATGCAGGGGCTCGTAAGGCTTTGGTGGTTAAACAGAACCTATGTAGCGATGGCTTGTGACGATCCGGATTTTGAATGGGCGACTCCTGTTGTAAAGAATTGTAAGGGGCAGCTCTCAACGGGCGGAAGGTCCGCGCTTTGCGGCATTTGTGAGGGGTGACGATTGAGCTTTTGGTTGGGATTTTTGGTGCCATTACGACGATTATTTCGATCATCTGGAAAGTCTTTGCTGACAACAAACGACGAGACGACAGAGCCAGGCGAGAGCTCGAATCATCAAGAGCCGAAACCTCTTCCACCATTTCAGACATTGCCGGAGAGTCCGCCGTTTCAAATAGAGACATCGACGCCGCCGGAAAATCAGCTGTTGAATGGGCCTCTGTGGGGGATCGTTCAAAAGCACGCAAGCCTTCACAAGATTGATCCGCTTATCGTCGCCTCGATTATCCTGCAAGAATCGGCAGGCAATACATGGGCCGTGCGCTTTGAGCCTGGCTGGAAGTATTCAAAGGATGTTGGTTTTTGGGCTAAAAAAGTGGGCTCTAGTTTGAAGACTGAGAGCAATTTGCAATCCACTTCCTTTGGTCTTATGCAGGTGATGGGAGCCGTAGCAAGAGAGCATGGCTTTGATGGGTGGCTTACGGAGCTTTGCAATCCCGAGATGGGCATCTCAGTCGGGGTCAAGCATCTCGCAGGTTATCTAAAGAGGTGGGGTTTTGTTTGGGACGCCGTGTCAGCGTATAACCAGGGAAGCCCACGAAAGGACTCCAATGGAATTTACTGGAACGCAGACTATGTAGTGTCTGTCAAAGACACGTATCATTGTTTTAAGACTGAACAGGACGTGAGGTTGAGAAATAAAATCGTAACAACCAAGGGGGATTAAAAATGGCCAATTTTAAACTGAAAACCTTCGACACGACCAACCACCGTCCGAAGCTAGTAGACTCAAATTTAACAATACTCACATTCAAGGATGTCGAGGTCCTTGATTTACCAGCACCAACAAATTATTCGGCGGCGACCGATCTAGTCACGGCTCACTTGGCAGGTATCGACGCCGCTCTTGCAACTGCTGGCGGCACGTCTTTTTCTGACTCCCTGTTCGCAGTCTATGATAACGGCGACGCGACAAAAATTGCGAGGCTAGAAGTTTCGGCGATAACAACC